GTTAGGTTCCGCCGCGTTCGGTTTGGCTTGGTATCAGGCCAAACAATTCTTGCCACTATTGAGAATCCTCCCCCGGCTGGTCGCTGCCTGCTATGCACTTGCGCAAGATCAGCGCCAATCTTGCGTAGATTTCTTGCATGGATCCACTGAATTGGTCGGCAGCTGCGGCGATTGTCGGAAAATCTCGGCAAGCGGTCTGCGACCTCGTGAAACGGGGGGTATTGACTGATTGCGTGGTGCGCGATCCAAATGGCAGGGCGATCGGCGTCAAGGATGCGGCGTCGTTCACCGAGGAGTACGCGGCCAAGGTCAGGCCTCGCGCTGGTGGCGGTGGCAAGGAGGCCGGCCGTGTAGCCGCCCGTAGCAGGCGCTCAAAGCCGGCTTTGGTCTCAGCAGCTGAGCGCGCTCCACAGCAGCATCGCCCAGCTGATCGTCCGCGCACCACCAATGCCGAGGTGCCGGACTACAACGAAAGCCGAGCAAAGACGGAATACGAAAAGAGCCTGCTGTTGGAGATCGAGCGCCGGCAGAAAGAGGGCCAGTTAGTGGAGCGTGAAAGCGTGGTGAACACTTGGGCCCAGCTGATCAACAGCGCCAAGACCAAGTTGTTGGGCGTCAGGACGGCGTGCCGCCAGCGCATCCCGCACCTGACCGCAGAGGAAGCGGAGATCATTGATGCCCTGATCAGGGACGCGATGGAAGGGCTGGCGGAGGATGCCGGCTGCCCTGCGCAGGTGCAGCCGTGAGCGCGATCGATCTGCCGCTGCTGCAGGCCGGTGCGGCGATGTGGCGGCCACCACGGAAACTCAGGCTGAGCGAGTGGGCCGATGAGTACGCCATGCTCAGCGCCGAGAGCTCGGCGGAGGCCGGCCGCTGGCACTCGTTGCCGTATCAGCGTGCGGTGATGGATGCGTTTACCGATCCAACCGTGGAGATGGTGGTCTGGCAGAAATCGGCGCGGGTGGGCGCCACCAAGATCTTCAACCATGTGATCGGCTACCACACGCACCAGGACCCCTGCCCGGTGATGATTGTGCAGCCAACGGTGGAGGACGCCGAGGGCTACAGCAAGGATGAGGTTGCCCCGATGCTGCGCGATACGCCTGTATTGCAGCCGCTGATCGTTGACCCGAAACAGAAAGACGGCAGCAACACCATCCTGCTAAAGCAGTTTAAGAACGGCGCCGCGCTGCAGATGGTGGGGGCCAACAGCGCTAGGGGGTTTCGCCGCGTCAGCCGGCGCATTGTGCTGTTCGATGAGGTGGACGGATATCCGGCCAGCACGCCCGAGGGCGATCAGATCAAGCTGGGCATCAAGCGATCGGAGTATTTCTGGAATCGAAAGATCGGACTGATCAGCACGCCGACTCTGAAAGGGTTCAGCCGAATCGAGAAGTGGTTTGAGCTGTCGGATCAGCGGCGGTATTTCGTGCCCTGCCCGCACTGTGACCACTACCAGGTGCTGCGGTGGACGCAGATGAAGTGGGAGAAGGATGCCGACGGCAACGGGCTGCCGGAAACGGCGGCCTACGAATGCGAGAACTGCCAGCAGCTGATCCTGCACAGCAAGAAGCGGTGGATGGTGGAGCGGGGTGAGTGGCGGGCCACAGCGGAAAGCAAGCGGCCTGGGCTGGCTGGATTCCACATCTGGGCGGCCTACAGCTACAGCCCGAACGCCAGCTGGGCCCAGCTGGTTCAGGAGTTCTTGGAGGTGAAGAGCGACCGCACGCAGCTGCAGACCTTCGTCAACACGCTGCTGGGCGAGACGTTCGAGGATGACTACGCCGCTGCTCTGAGCGCCACAGGGCTGGCTGCACGCCGCGAGGAATACCCACCGGGGCACTGCCCTGCTGGCGTGTTGCTGCTGACTGCTGGCGTGGACGTGCAGGACAACCGTTTGGCGGTCAGCGTGTGGGGATGGGGTGCCGGTGAAGAGGCGTGGCTGGTGTGGCACCAAGAGATCATGGGCGACCCTACGCAGTCCGAGGTATGGGATCAGCTTGATGCCGTGCTGGACACTGCCTGGCCCGTAGAGGGTGGCGGAGAGCTCAGGCTGGCGCAAGTGGCGATCGACTCAGGCGGCCACGCAACCCATGAGGTGTACCAGTACGCCAGGGAGCGGCGAGATCGATACGTGGTGGCGATCAAGGGCAGCAGCCGCCGCAGTCAGCAGCCCGTCAACAAGGGGACGCCGCAGGATGTGAACTGGAAGGGCAAGACAATTAAGCGCGGCGTGGTGCTGTATCAAGTGGGCACCGACACGGTGAAGACCACGCTGTTTGGCCGGCTGCGGCACAACAAGCCAGGGCCTGGCTATGTGCACTTCGGCTTATCGGGTGATGACGAATGGTGCAGCCAAGTGACCAGCGAAAAGCAGCAGCTGCGCTACGTAAAGGGATTCCCGGTGCGCGAATGGGTCAAGAGTCCGAGCGCACGGAATGAGGCGCTGGATTGCATGGTGTACGCCTATGCGGCGCTGCAGCTGGCGTCGAGGCGCTATGCGAAGGCGAGCATGTGGGAGAAGCTGGCCGCGCAGCTGCAGGCATCAAGGGATCTGGCGGCGTCAGTAGCCTTAGACCAGCAGCCCGCGCCGCGCCGGGCACGATCATTCAAGGTGATATGACCCAGCCGGCCGAGCTCTACCAATCTGACGCGGTCTCCTGGATCGAGCTGCGCGTCCACCCTGACGCCACGGCCGTTCGCGTGTGGTTTCGCGCTGCAGCAGCTGGCGCCGGTATCGAGGCGGTGGCCAGCGACACTGACGACGGCTGGAAGGTGGAGCTGAGCGCCGCCACAACGGCCACCATGGCAGCCGGCAGCTGGGAGCTGCAGATTGTCAGCACCGTCAACGGCGCACCGCTCACTACTGGCCGCGGCAGCCTGACCGTCCGCAAGAGCCTGGCCTTCAGTGGCACCCCGGGCGCGTTCGATGATCGCAGCCAGGCGCAGAAAGATCTAGAGGCCGTTGAAGAAGCGATCCGCGCCCTGGCCACGGGTGCGGTTGAGTATCAGATCGGCTCTTTAGGTTCCGGCGGCAGGAAAGTTCGCCGGGTGGACCTGCCGGATCTGATCATGTGGCGCGACCGCCTCAAGGCCGAGGTTGCCCGCGAGCAACGCGCCGAGATGATCGCGCAGGGCCTCGGCGATCCGCGCCGGCTCTATGTGCGGTTTCAGGGGGTGAGCTAATGGGTGTTCGATCCTGGCTGCAGCGGCAGATCCTGGCCACACGCCACGGCCGGCAGCAGGGCCAGCGGATGTTTGAGGGCGCCCGGCGCAACCGGCTGCTCCATGACCTGGTGGCGCCTACCACCTCCGCAGACGCCGAGCTGCGCGTCAGCCTGGCGGTGCTGCGCGACCGCTGCCATCAGCTGGTCAGGGACAACCCCTATGCCCGCCAGGCCAAGCGGACCACTCAGATCAACGTGGTGGGGCCGCGTGGGATCCAGATGCAGGGGCAGGTGATGCGCCCTAACGGCACGGAAAAGGACGTGCGCCGCAACCGGCTGCTGGAGGAAGCATGGCGCCGCTGGTGCCGGCCAGACACTTGCGACGTGGCGGGCCGGCTGTCGTTCCACGGCTTCGAGATGATGGCTGCCGGCAGCCTGCCGGAGTCGGGCGAATGCCTGATCAGGATCGTGCGGCAGCCGATGGGGCAGGGCCGCACCCCGCTGGCGCTGGAGCTGATCGAGGCGCACCAGCTCGATGAGGACAAGAGCGGGGTATCAGACCGCGCTGGCCACGAATGGCGGCTAGGCGTCGAGATCAATCAATGGGGCAGGCCCACCCGGTACGCGATCCTGACCCGCCACCCTGGCGATGTGGAGCTCGGCCTGAACCGCCGCGGCGTGGAGCGGAAGCACGTCCTAGTGCCGGCGGCGGACATGATCCATGTGTTCATGCCGGAGCGGATCGGGCAGAACCGGGGTGTGCCGTGGTTGGCCAGTGTGATCACGACGGTCCATGGGCTTTCTGAATACGAAAAGGCTCACCTGGTACGGAAGCGCGTCCAAGCGGCAGCTCTGGGATGGATCCGCACCCCAGACGGTGAGCTGCAGGGTGATGAGGTCCAGAACGGCCAGCAGCTGTTCAACACTGAGCCCGGCAGCTGGAACATCCTCGACCCTGGCCAGGAACCGGTACCGCCGAACTTCGGACCTGACGACGGCCAGTACAGTCATGTAGTAAAGAACCTTACGAGGCGGTTTGCGGCTGGGTTCGGATGCAGCTACGCCACGATCAGCAAAGACTTCAGCGACACGAACTACAGCAGCATGCGCACCAGCGTGCTGGAGGATCGCGACCACTGGCGGGTGGTGCAAAGCGCGATCATTGAGGTGTTTCACCAGCGCGTATTTGAAGAGTGGCTACGCGCTGCAATGCTGGCGGGTGAGTTGCCGTCGCCAGCTTTTAATGACTATTGGACCAGGCCAGAAAGGTATAACGCTCCACGCTGGCAGGCTAGATCATGGGACTGGGTGGACCCAGTTAAGGATGTTTCCGCCATGGAAAAAGCCAAGGCGATGCTACTCAAATCTCACAGCGAATTGATCACTGAATACAGCGGTGAGCAGTTTGAGCAGGTGATGGCTCAGATCGCCATGGAAAACGAGCTGAAGGAATCGCTGGGCCTAATGCCGACCGTGGAGCAACCGACTGAGCCCGTGGTGGAACCGCCTGAGCCGGAAGAGGGAGAAGGCGACAATGAGGACGACGATCAGCCCCCGGTCGCCCCATCCGTAGCCTGAGGCCAGCGACTATCCGGCTTTGGATCTCACGAAACTCAAAGGCCCTCAGCGGCGAGAGCTGCCGATGGGTCTCCGCGTCGAAGAGAAGACCGACGAAACTCTCACCTTTAGCTTCAGCTCTGAGGCTCCCGTCGACCGCTGGTTTGGCCGCGAGATCCTGGTGCACGAGGAAGGATCCGTAGACCTGGGCCGGATGAACGACGGCGGCGTCTATCTGTGGAACCACAACCGGGATGTGGTGCTGGGCGTCGCGGAAAAGGCCTGGCTCGGCGACGATCGGCGCCTCTACTCCACCGTCCGCTGGTCGCCGAACACCCTGGAGAAGGGCAGCGAGGAATACAAGCGCCGACAGGATGTGGAAGCTGGCATCGTGCGCAATGTCTCGTTCGCGTACGAGATCAACAAGATCGACGAACGCGCCGACGGCTTCTACGTGACCGAATGGAACGTGCTGGAGGTCTCCAGCGTCAGCGTCCCCGCCGATCAGACCGTAGGCCTGGGCCGCGCCATGGATGAGCCGGCCGCCGTGGAGCCTGAGCCTGCTGCTGAGCCCGCCGCTGAGCCCCCTGCGCCAGCCGAGCTGACCGTCACGATTGACCCCGAGTTGGTCAAGTCTGCCGTTAGCAAGGCCCTCCATAGCCTGACAGCACAGACCGCCGAGCGGACTGAATCATCCGATCCAATCCCAATGACCACTGAAACGATCAACGTGGAGGAGGTGGCGCAGAACGCCCGGCAGGCCGAGCGTGAACGCGTCGCAGCCATCCGCGGCATGTGCTCCGAGTTCAAGATGGACGAGAGCCTGGCCGAAAAACTCATCAACGAAGACGCCAGCATTGATGCCGCCCGCGAGGTGGTGCTGAAAGAGCTGGGCATGCGCAAGGTTTCCTTCGAGGGCCGCGTGCACGATGCCGGCGGCGCTGAGCTGGGCTTGAGCAAGCGTGAAATCAAACGCTTCAGCCTGTGCCGGCTGCTCCTTCACATGACGGAGCCAACTAACGCCAGGCTCGCTGATGCCGCTGGCTTTGAGCTGGAGGTAAGCCGAGCCGCTGCGGATCTGCAGGCCAGGACGCTCAATAAGAGCGCTCGCGGCGTGTTGATCCCTTGGGAGGTGCTGGGTGTTTCCCGCGCCGCTGAGACCCCCGGCCAGACGGTCGGCACCTTCGGCGATGGTGGTGCACTGGTCGGCACCGATCGGCTCGATGCACAGTTCATTGATCTGATCCGCAACCGTTCCGCCTTCCTGAACAGCGGCCTCACCATGCTCTCCGGCCTGGAGGGCAACGTTGAGATCCCCAAGAAGCTCAGCTCCAGCCAGTACTACTTCGTCGGCGAGAACGCTGACGTGCCAAACAGCAAGCTGACATTCGGCTTGGTGAACATGATCCCCCGCACCATCGGGGTGCGCGTGCCCATCAGCCGGCGGATGATGCTCCAAAGCTCTCCCGATATCGACAACTTGGTGCGCCTTGACATGGCCGAGTCCGTTGCCTTGGGCATGGATTCCACTATCGGTTACGGCACTGGGTCCAACGGCCAGCCGCTGGGCATCATCAACACCACCGGCATCGGCTCGGTGACGCTAACCAACGGCAAAAGCAAGGCGTTCCCCGTCAGCCTGGGTGGCGCTCCTACCAGCCTGGCTTGCGGCGAGTGGGACAACTACGTGGACCTGGAGACCGAACTGGCGATCGACAACCTCGACGACGGTTCGATGCGCTACATCATGAATAGCGTGGTGAAGGGCGCTCTCAAGCAGACCCTGCGGGCCTCCGCCGCTGGCTCCGACTACATCATGACCGACGCCGGTCAGGTGAACGGCTACCCGGTAGTGGTAAGCAACCAGATGCAGCTCAACGACGTACTCTTCGGTAATTTTGCCGACTGCGTGGTGGGCATGTGGTCTGGGCTCGATCTAATCGTGGATTCGGTCACCCAGGCGGCATCTGGCCAGACGATCCTGAATGTCCACCAGGACTTCGACGTGGCGGTACGCCGTCCGCAGTCCTTCGCTCTGGGCACCTGATTATGAGGCTGCAGATTCTCTCGAACTGCAGAGCAGACGGTCGCCACCTCGCTATGGGTGAGGTGGCTGACCTTCCTCAAGGCCCAGCTAACGAGCTGCTGGCGCTGGGCATGGCGTCGATTGCGCCAGAGCCCGAACTTGAGCCCGCCCCGGCCTGTCCACCCAAGCCGCGGCGCTCTGCAAAGACTTCCACCCCTGACCCCACCCCCACCCCGGAGGATTGATCAATGGCCATTGAACTCAGAAACCTGGAGCAACTCCAGGCCTTTACGATCCTGGCGCCAGCCACCCGCGACGCCGTGGGCAACACTACTGCGGTTGACGTGAGCGCTGTGGATGGTGATCTGCTGCTGCTGCTGTATGCCGCCGCCAGTGCATCCAGCACCGCGATCAAGGTGAAGGTGCAATCCGGCAATGCCTCTGACGGCAGCGATGCTGCAGACGTGGCCGGCGGCGTCTTTACCGATCTGGGCAGCACTGCTGCACTGCAGAAACTGTCGATCCCCCGCGACCAGGTGGGCAAGTTTGTGCGGCTGGCCTTCACCGATGAAACCGGCAGCTTCTCCGCTACCGTCACCTGCGTAGCAGTCGGCGGTGCCCGTTACGCGGTCTGACCATGATCCAGGAAATCCCCGATGATTTCCTGCTGGCTGACTTCGGCTCCAGCGTCACTGCTGGGGCCGTTGTTGGTTTGGGGTTTATGGACCGCGCCAGCCAGATCATTATGAATGACAACGTGGTGACGGTGGACTATGCGCTGACTGCCAGGACTGATCAGTTCGGCGGTTTGCAGTATGGCGACCAGGTGCAGCACGAAGGGCAGACATACAGGCTGCAGCATGAGCCGCTACGGCTAGCTGATGGCCGGTTCTGCGTGATGGTGCTGGAGCTAGTGCAGGAGGTCGCCACCTACCTGGTGACGCTGAGCGGCCTGCGGATCACGACTCTGAATAACAAGCAACTCCGCATTCTGTAGGCATGGCTGAAACTACGATCACAGGCCTGCCGAACGCCACGACCCCGCTCAATGGAACCGAGCGGGTGCCGATGGATCAGAACGGCGCCACGGTGGACGCCAGCACCCAGGCAATTGCGAATCTGGCGGCTGGCGCGATCAGCAGTGCTGTGGCTGCCCACGTAGCAGCTGCAGACCCGCACCCTGGCTACCTGACCGCCGCCGAGGGTGACGCGGCCTATGTGGGGCTGAGCGATGCCCGGCTGAGCGACGCCCGCGAATGGACCGCTGCCACAATCGAGCAGGCTGAGGCCGAGACCGGCACCGCGACGACCCGACGGGCGTTTACGGCGCAACGGGTGCGGCAGGCCATCGCGGCATGGTGGACCAGCGCCAGCACCGCGGCAGGCCGCGCCATAGTGGAGGCCCTCGACGCGGCCGCACAGCGCACGCTGCTGGGCCTGGGCACGGCTGACAGCCCATCATTCACCGGCCTCACGATCACCGGCACAGCGCCGGTCGTCATCCCCCACATCCACGGCAGCATCGCCGGGAACTTTTACGTTCACGTCAAAAACACCAGCGGCGGCCCCCTGGCGGCGGGCACGGCGGTCTATGCGACCGGCAGCGTGGGCGACACCGACCGAATCACGGTGGCAGCCTGCGACCCGACCGATCCGCTCAAAATGCCGGCGATCGCCGTGCTGGAGACCACCCTTGCCAACAACGACCCCGGCGATGCCGTGATCTTGGGCGAGCTAAGGCCGTTCAATTCCAACAGCTATCAGATCAGGGACCGGCTTTACGTGGGCACTGGCGGGGCTCTGGTGGCCACTCCCCCGGCCAGCGGCCTGGTACAGGCGGTCGGCAGCGTAGTGAGGGTGAACGTCAACACCGGGACCATCCTGGTGAACACCGGCGCGGCGATGGCCCGGGTGGGATTCACTGGGGCCTATGGCGATCTAAGCGGGCTGCCCGGAGTAGTCTCCACGACTACGGCGGGTTTGGCGCCGGCAACAGGCACCCCGAGCGGCAAGTACCTTAAGGACGACGGCACCTGGGCCACGGTTGAGGCTGGTGCGACCCCTGCAGGCAGCGGCACCGAAATTCAGTACCGCAACAGCAGCGCACTGGGCGCAATCCCCAACAGCAGCGTGGATGGCGCCACGGGCGCCGTGACGCTGGCGAGGCTGATCCTGGCGGCGAATAGTGCGGCCAGCACGCCGCCAATGGCGATGACTGGAACGTGGTTTTCGGGCGGGACTGGGACCACCACCACGCCGCACTTTCTGATCGAGCCTGCGGGCACTGCATCTACCGCCTGGAGCACGTCTGGCACAGGGCTGGGGGTGAATGCACCTAGTGGGTTTGCGGGAGCCTTAATGGACCTACAGGCCAATGGAACAAGTCGATTCCTGGTTGGCGCTGCGGGGTCTGTAAGTTGCTCTCAACTATCAACAGGCAGCGGAGTAAATGTTGGCTCATCAACAGGCAGGCTAGGAGTTGCACTCGCAAATGATCATGGGCTTGTATGGTCAAGCAATAATACTTGGTTCGGAACGATTGATTTACGGCTATTGCGCGACGCTACAGGTGTTTTTGCTCAGCGCGACGGCACCAACCCTCAAGTCCACCGCATCTACAACACCTTTGCCAGCGCCACCAGCTTTGAGCGGGCGAAGATTGAATGGGCCAGCAACATCCTGCGCGTCGGCACCGAAAAAGGCTCCGCAGGTGGCACAGCCCGCGACATGGAGCTACAGACCGATGGCACAACGCGAATCACGTTGAAGGCTAACGGGGCCATCCTGTTCTCAGGTATTCCCACCTCTAACCCGAACGTCGCGGGCCAGTTGTGGAACGACGGCGGAACCCTGAAAATCTCCGCCGGTTGATCACCATGCCCCTTTCCTCTCTCACGATCACCCTCACCGACACCCGCCTAATTGATGGCTGGGTAGAAGCCGCCAATCGCAACGGCACCACGCCTGAGCAACTCGCGCTGGAGTTCCTGAAACACCAAGGCCGGATTTATGCCGACCTGAGCCACATCGGGCTGATCACCAGCTCTAAATTCATTCGCCGGTTCTCAGCTGCTGAGTACGGAGCGATTCTGGCCGCTGCCGAGCAGTCCCCGCAGGTGGCCGCACTGGTGGATGAGCTGACCAACTCTCCTACAGTGGCGCTTGACGACCCCCGCCTAGAACCTGGTCTGCAGGCATTGGCAGCCACTGGCCTGATCGCTGCCCAACGCATACCGGATTTGCTGGCATATCCGCGCCCGAAGCCGAGCACGGAATAACCCCCGTAGTGCCCTCGACCTCGATAACCACCCTTCTTCAGATCCCCGAACAGATCAGGATCGTATGCCCCACCCAATCCGCTTCACCACCGCCGTTGCACTGGTGGCCGGCCTGCTTGTCTGGCTGCTGAATGCCGTGCCTCTGCCAGTGGCAATGGGCGTCGCGGTCGTCTGCGCTTGGCTGGTGTTCGATCTGGTGCAGCCGTTTTAGCCTGACCTTATGGCCAGTATCCGCGAACAGATCCTCGAACGCATCAAAACCGTGACCCTTCCCGGCACGGTGCAGGTTGGCCAGCGGATCTACCGCAGCCGTGCGCAGGCCTACTCCAGATCGGAAGCGCCAGCAATCACGATCAGCCCCGGCGAAGACAATCCGGTCAACGCACCACGCACCATCGGCGCCAGCCTGGGGCGCCTGGATCAGGCGCTGCCGGTGCTGGTCGAAATCTACGTGCGCGGCGACGTACCCGACCAGCTGGCGGATCCTATTGGCGTTGACGTGCACAGCAGGATGATGGCCGACCGCACGATGGGCGGCCTAGCCCATGACGTGCAGCCCGATGGCTTCCGGCCTGAGTACGAGCAGGCTGACGCCTCTGCTGGGTGGATGCAGTACCGGTTCCTGATCAGGTATCGCACCCGAGACGACGCGATCGATCAATTGCCCTGACTCCGTAGCCTGAGGCTAGGACGCTCAGCCCCCATCCATGGCGGAACAATTCGAGCACCACGGCGAGTCTGGTGAGTACGTGATGCTCCCCAGCGGCGAGATGGTGTCTGCTGCTGACTACCAGCCGCCCAAGGCTGAGCCCGCCAAGCCCGCCCAACCCAGCAAGGCCAAGGACTGATGACCGCACTCCTGATCCGTAATTCGTTCTTGCTGGCCAAGACGGAAACCGCTTACGGCACCCTGGCCAGTTCAATCGGTGCATCCGATGCAGTGAAGATCACCTCGCTGGAGGTGAACCCGCTGACCGGCACCCGAGTCGAGCGGAATCTGATCAAGGGGTTCCTCGGCGCCGACCGCCAGCCGCTCACCAATGAGCACGTCGCCGTCACGGTGACATTCGAGTGGGGCGGCTCCGGCGTCGCTGCCACCGCACCCCGGTTCTCTCCGCTGCTGCTGGCGGCTGGCATGAATCTGGCCGCATCGGCCGAGATCACCGGCACGGCCACTGCAGGCGGCGCCAACACCATCACCCTGGCGGACCTGGGCGGCAGCAATCCGACCAGTGATGCCTACGTTGGGTTTCCGATCGAGATCACCAGCGGCGCCAATGCCGGCGACAAGGGCGTGATTGTGGCCCACAACGGCACCACCCGAGAGGTGACGGTGGTGGCGTCCACGGCATCGTTCACCGGCGGCGCGGTGAACTACAAGATCCCCGCGCTGTCGCTCTACCAGCCGATCAGCACTTTCGGCAATGGCAGCAGCTGCACGCTGGTAGCGGTGAAAGATCAGAACGTGCACCGCATCGAAGGCTTCCGCGGCTCCCCGGCGCTCAACTCACCGCTGAACAGCTACGGCACCTTCACGATCACCGGCATCGGCAAGTACGTCACCCCGACCGCAAAGAGCGCCGAGGCCTTCACCTACGGCAACCAGGCCGAGCCGGTGCCCGTCACCCCGCGCCACACCAAGGCGCTGCGGTTCCAGGGCTACGGGCCATGCACTGAGAGCTTCACCTTCGACTGGGGCCTCACTACCTCGTTCCGTTCGCTGATCAACTGCGAGCCTCACGCCCGTATCACCGATCGCCCGAACCCGAACGGAACGCTGACGATTGAGAATCCGCCGGTTGCGACCAAGGATTACTTCTCTGCTGCTGCTGACAACAGCGGCGCCAGCGATGGCCCGTTCGTGGTGCAGCAGGGTACGGTAGCAACGGAAAGCTCCATCTTCTTCTGCCCGAAAGCTGCAATCAGCGGCGATCTGTCGTTCAGCGATTCCGATGGAATCGACATGCTGCAGATCCCGTTTACTGCGCTGCCCAAGACGCAGAACGACGAAACCCGCCTGATCTTCTTCTGATTCGCCATGTTCCACCTGTTTCAGCCCGACCACATCGAATGGCCGGTGAGTGTTGACCTGCCGGCCAAAGGTGGGGTCAAAAAGCCCTACAAGTTCACCGCTCATTTCAGCGTGCTAGATGAGCAGGACGCGCAGGCGCTGCAGGATCAGCACAATCAGATGTTGGTGGCGATGCGTAAGCGCATCGAGGCGCTGCAGGGTTATGCCAAGGATGAAGAGGCCTCGCTGAGTGACCCGCTGCCCTGCACCTATCAGGACCTGGCTGATGAGGTGCTCTGCGGCTGGGGTGATGAGGTAGTGGGCGAGGATGGCGAGCCGATCGAGTTCAGCGACGCCACCAAGGCCCAGCTCTACCGGGTGCAGGGCGCCAGCGCTGCGATCTTCAAGGCCTGGCTTGAAAGCCTGGGCCAGCCGTCTGAGAAGGCTGCCGCGAAGGCTGGAGGGTTCCGCGCAAAAAACTGATCGACGCGGCGCGGTTCCTCGCCGCTGCCGCGAAGGGCGACCCAGCCGACGATGGCAAGGATGCGGCTGATGCTGCAGCCATGTTCGGCCTGGCGGTGCCTGAGGTAGAGCGGCGGCCGGAGACGTTCGGCCTGCTGGCAGAGAACGTCGAGGCGATCGGGTGGTTTATGAAGCTCCAGACCCAGTGGCGGATGGGGATGAATGGGCCTGTGGGGCTGGACTATCAGGTGTTCTTCCTGTGGGCCAAGGATGAGGGCGTGAAACGCCAGGACCGGCTGTGGCTGCTGGAGGATCTGCGGCTGGTGGAGCGGGAGTTTTTGGGGGTGATGAGGGCGGATCCGTAGGGGAGGGTGCGGGATGGGTTCCGGTGCGGTAGGGTGTGGGGCAGGTGCCCGCACGGGACACCACTGCCACCCGCTCACCCCGCCTATGGCCGCCAAACGCCCGCCCTTGCTGTTGCGCGACATGCGCAACCCGGCTGCTCCCATGCAACCGATGACCTTGAAGCTGCCCGGCCAGATGATTGAGGCCCTTGACCGCCATGCCGTGGCCTACAACACTTCCCGTATGGTCCTGGCCCGCACCCTGCTGGCCCAAGGGCTGGAGCAGCTCGAAGACCACTGATCATCTATCACACCCACTCGCCATGACAACCCATCTTCTCGACTCCCTAGCGGCCGACCTAGCCGCGCTAGAGATGCTCACCGCTGCCATTAAACTCAAGGTGGAGGCGCTGCAGGCACCCGAGCCGGCTGTGCCAGCTGTGCCTGTAACGGCCAAGCGGATTCCCGAGCATGTCCTGGTTGACGTGATCGCGTCGGAAATCTCGGGATTCGTAAAAGGCCGCGCCTCCTACAAGGCCGGAGAGTTCTGCGATCACTGCCGCCCGTTGCTGCCGCTTGGCAGCGTTGACGTTGCCCTGGACTGTGACGATCAACCGTTCTGGCGCGATCGATTCATCAGGGCCCACAACAAGATTGCAGAGCGCCGGGGATTCAAGCGCACGGCGCCTGGTGTCTGGGCTGTGCCGTCGGAGGCTGTGTGATGGGCGAAAAAATGCGGTCGGTCAAGCTGCTGATTGATTTAGAAGTTTTCTATGATGAATCGCTAGACGATGACTATGTAAGAAACAAATATCTGTTTGACAGTGACCGCTGCTCAACTGTGAGGTTTTGCGGAGAGCCCGGCTCAATTATTTCGTCAGCAGCAAGCGCTGAGGTCACTGAGATTAACGGCCCCAGCATCGTGTCTTGCTGGAAAAACAACCCAGCATTCTTCGAGGCCCTGTGCCAAGAAGGCGTGATCGAATGGCTGACGCCGTTCGTGCTGGGTAAATCCACCACTCCACCTGAAAAAAACTAGCTATGTCAAACTCTCAACTCGCTGCAATTCTTCTTTTTTTTTCTTGCTGTAACTCTGCCTATTGCGCTGTTTTTTATGCCTAGTCCTGATGCCATGACCGCCGTTGGTTTTGGGTACTCGCTAGCCGGAGGCGGTATCGCAGTTGTTTTGTTGGCGAACTAACCCCGCCTGCCCCGTCCACCACCGGGGCTTTCTGCTGCCCGCCGTCCGTAGGCTGACCCCAGGACTGGCGAACAGATAACACATGGCCCGAATGAGCCTGGATACCGCCATCCGGCTCTCAGCCGAGGTGAAGGGCGGCGGGAATATCGACCGGGTGAAGAAGTCGCTGCAGGATCTGGGCAAGAACAGCCAGACCACGGCACGCGAGATCAGCACCTTGCGGGCGGCCACGTTCCAGTTCGCCCGCGCCAACGACAACACGATCGCCGGGATCCGCAGCAGCATTGGCGCATTCCGTGGCCTGCAGGAGCAGGCCAAGATCGGCAGCAGGGAGTTTCAGCGGTACGGCGCCGAGATCCAAAAGCTCGAAGGGAAGCTGCGGGGGCTCGACACCACGGCCACCGCAGCTGGTGATTCGATGGGCCGCAGGTTGGCGGCAGGCCTCGCCAGCAGCCTGGCTACCATCGGCGCTGGCAGGGCCATTGGCGGATCGCTGGGCGCCGTGGTGGCGAGTGAGGAATCAGAGCGGCGGTTGAGGTCGCTGTCGCAGGGGCTTGACGATTACAGCAGGGTGCAGGCCGCCGCCACTGCTGCTGCGCAAAAGTTCGGCACTGCGCAGACGCAGGCCAATCAAGAGTTCGCGCAGATCTACGCCAGGCTGCGGCCAATCGGGCTGACGCTGGAGGAAGTCAGCACCGTCTACAACGGATTCAACACGGCGGCCAAGCTGAGCGGCACCACCTCAACTGAGGCAAGCGCGGCGTTCCTGCAGCTGAGCCAGGCGCTGGGCACTGGCGTCCTGCGCGGCGAAGAGCTGAACAGCGTCTTTGAGCAGACCCCGGCAGTGGTGCAGAGCATCGCTCAGGTGATGGGTGTGCCGATCGGCCAGATCCGCGAGCTGGCGAAGGAAGGCAAAATCACCGGCGACATCGTGTTGACAGCCTTAGGGCGGATTGAACGCGACGGCGCCCCCAAGCTGGCCGAGGCGATGAAGGGCCCGGCGCAACAGTTCCGCAACCTGCAGATTGCGGGGCAGGAGCTGCAGATCGAGATCGGAGAGGCGCTGCTGCCCACGGCGCTGGCGATGGCCAAGGCGGCAACCCAGCTGCTGCAGGAAGTCAACAAGCTCCCCGAGCCGGTGCGCAATGTGGGCGTGGCAGCGGCGGCGGCTGGTGTGGCCGTCGTGAGCCTGACCACGGCAATGAACGCCATCGGCGGGATTCGGGCCGCCACTGCAGCCCTGAACGCCTACACCGCCTCCGCTACTGCCGCCGGCACCGCATCAACCGCCGCGGCCACCAGTGCCGGCCGGCTGCTGACGGTACTGGGCACGCTGGGCAAAATCGGCCTGATCACGATCGGCGTGAAGTTCGCGATCGAGGGCCTTGACGAGCTGCTCACCGGACTGGTGGGCGTGCAGGATGCAGAGGCCGCGGCCAAGTCGATGGCCGAGCGTCGGGGCCTGACCTACACACCGAGCGCTGCGGTGACGCGCAGGAATCAGGCTTCAAGCGCCTACGTGTCCCGCTTTGCCGGGGCCCGCGATGCGGCGTTTGCCCGTGCGCAGCAGATCACAGGAGCGCCGGCCGCTGCAGTGCCGTTGTCGGTTGTGCCGGCTGGTGGAGGGGCGGGTGCTGGGGCCGGGCGCCAACCCACCACCGCTGCCGCCCCGAGGTTTGAGCTCTCCAGCCGTGGCAGGGCGCTGGTTGCTGCGGCCCAGAAGCTCGGCGTCAGTCCGCTTGACCTGGCGACGATCATCAGCTTTGAGACCGCCGGCACCTTCAGTCCCTCAATCCGTGGCGGCGCTGGCGGCAACTACCAGGGCCTGATCCAGTTCGGCGCGCCTGAACGTCGGCAGTACGGCGTCACCCCGGGCCAATCCTTTGAGGAGCAGGTGATGGGGCCCGTCGTGCGGTATTTCCAAGATCGCTTCAAGGGCGTGGGCATGAGCACCCAAGGGGCCAGCCTGTTGGATCTCTATACCACCGTACTGGCCGGCAATCCTCGCGCCAATCGCAACGCCCGCGACTCATTCGGCACTAGCGCCGTGAGCGGCGTGCAGCGGATGGGGCCGCATCGCCAGAAAGCGCTGAGCACATTCTTTGGTGGCTCAATGGAAAATATTGGGTTTGGCGCTGTCGAGCAGGCGCAAGCTCAAGTTGCCGGCTACGAGGAAAACATGGCCGCAATGGAGCAACTCCAAGAACAGCAAGCCGCCGCACAGAAACAGCTCGAACAGTTCAACGAAGAACGGGCCAAGACCGCCTTGCAGCTTTATAACGAAAGGAGCTTGCTAGGTGCCACAACCGATGAGCAGCGCCGCCGGTTAGAGTTAGAAATTGAGATTGACAATATCACCCAGCAGCATTTTGAGAAGCTGCAGAACCTGAAGGCGATTGAAGAAGAGATCGCCCGGCTCGGCGGCGTGGCTGAAACCGCCGCCATCCGCGAAGGACTGGAGCGCGAAAAGGAGCAACAGCTGGCACTGGCTC